CGATTCCAGTAAAGATTATCAATGCTCTATTGAGAGTGTTAGTTCCCTTGACAGAAAAGGTGCCAATATTCACAGGCTTCTTACTGCTGCTGTTGGTATTAGTGCTGAAGGTGGTGAGTTTATGGAGATCGTTAAGAAAATGGTATTTCAAGGTAAACCTTGGGACGAGCATAATCGAGAGCATCTTACTATTGAGTTGGGTGACGTTATGTGGTACGTGATGCAAGCTTGTATGGCATTAGATGTATCATTAGATGAAGTTGTAGAAGGAAACGTAGATAAATTAAAGAAGAGATATCCTGGTGGAGAGTTTAATGTCTACCAATCAGAAAATCGTAGGGAGGGAGACTTATGAGAGAACAATTAATCAAAGCATTACTCGCACACGCACAAGGTGATATTGCTAAACACAAAGCAAACATTGAAGTATATCTTGCAAATCCTGTGGGTATTGGAGAACATTCAAATATTGTAGAAGCAATCGAAGGGGAATTAGATATGATTGCTAAGTATCAAGACCAGATAGACATTATCAATAAATACTTCAAAAAGTAATGAAGTATGGCTAACTTAACAAAAGCCGATTTGGGTAAGAGAAGTAATGATGAAACATTTTTAGATAAATTTTTTCATAAACCAGGTCACATGAATATTTTCTCTGTGAAGAGAAAGAATGGAAAACCAAAGGAGGGAATATTTGTTCCTTCAGCTTTGGTTTTTATGGTTGATGGAGATGAAATAGTTTCATATGAACCAGATCAAAAGAGTGATTATGATGAAGCACTTGCTCGTATGCAGGAAAATATGAGTCTTAGTGGCACAAAAAATAAAATACTTTTAACTGGAAAGTTTAAAAATGACCAGACAATCGCAACAGTTAGTTTAGCAGATCTTCAGAAAACATCAGAGTTTGGTGGTCAGGGAGGAGGAAATAGAGGTAATAAATTTGAAGATGAATTTTTAAAAAGTCTTGATTGTGAAATTGAATGTTTATGTGAACATACAAAATATGAAGATCAAGCAAAAAAATTAGTAGAGTTGATTGATAAAGAACATAAGATAAAGGGTGGAATAACAAAAGCAATTAAAGAAGGTGGTGCAAATAAAAAAAGACCACTTAGTTATTCTGGTGGTTTGTATGTAGCAGCAGGTGGATCAAAAACCAAAAATATAGGAAGTACAATAACTGATATTACTGCTACTTTTGGTGGAGAAAAAGAGGTGTATCTATCTCTAAAATTTGGAGATACTTTGACTTTTATTAACTCAGGTGTTACACAAATTTTTAAGGAAAGTGATTACAAAAACTATTTTAGGGGTTATAATAATAACATAGGAAATGCTATCTTTAAAATGTTTGCCATAGATAAAATTGAATATGCGAATGTATTCAACAATTATGGTAAAGGATATAAGGGTAAAAAGGTTAACGTAACATCAAAGTGTGAAAAAAGTAAAATTGAAGATTTACTTCAGTACGCGATGGGTTATGGATACTACATGGTTCATGCACAGGGAGTTAAATTTCATATGTATCAAATGACTCAAGAATATATGAAGAAAGCATCTAAACTTACAGGTCAGATAGAACTTCAATATGGTGGAGCAAGAGGATCTGGAAAAAGACTAGACATACATTGTGAAAGTAGTGAATTTAAATTCATGTTTAATCTTCGAAATAAACAAGGTGGAAAGTATCCATCTCATATCATGTGTGACTATAAAAAGAAATGAAAGAATTAATTGAATCTCTGATAACTCAATTCAAAAAACAAAGAATAATCAGGGGAAATATATGGGATAACTTTATGTTTTTCTGTTATAAAGCACTGGGTGCTGATAAAGATGATAAATATAAACATACCAGAGCGTCAATTCTTAAATATATGACGCAAAATAAGAATGAAATCTTATTGAAACTCACCAGAAACTGATGAAAACATTTTTAAAATTCATATCTGAATCTAATGCAGTTCAACAAGCTAAACGAATGGGTTTAACTGGGGATGGTCATGGAGGATGGTATGATAAAAAAGGAGAGTTTGTAGCAAAGACAGATAAAGGACAGTTAAAATTTTATAATAAGAGACAGAGAGTAGGTAAGCAAGATCCACCACAGACAGATAAAGAAAAGAATTTATCACAACAAACATCATCTCAACCACAGGCAGAAAAACCAATTGAGATGAAACCCCCACAGGTTGAAAAAACAAAAGGAACTTTGACTGTGGCATTTGGTAGATTCAATCCACCAACTACAGGACATGAGAAGTTATTAAACACAGTTGCTTCATCATCAGATGATAATGATTATGTAATTATTCCCTCACGTAGTCAGGATAAAAAGAAGAATCCATTAGATCCTGATATGAAAGTTTCTGTGATGAAACAAATGTTTCCGCAGCATAGTGAAAAAATAATCAATGATCCTAATAATAAAACTATCTTTGACATACTAAAGAGAGCACACAATGATGGTTATGCTGGTGTTCGAATTGTTGGTGGTGCCGATCGACAGAAAGAATTTGATAAGTTAGTCAATAATTATAATGGTAAGATGTATCAGTTTGACAATATCGAAGTTCGTTCTGCTGGTGATCGTGACCCTGATTCTGATAGCGTAGAGGGAATGTCTGCATCAAAACAAAGAAAGGCAGCAGCAGAGAATGATTTTGATGGTTTCTTAAGAGGTGTTCCAACTGCGATGAATAAAAAAGCAGCAAGAGAATTATTTGATAATGTCAGAAAGTCAATGAATATCAAAGAAGGTTGGAGTCTTTGGGAGATTGCACCTAAGTTTGATTGGAAGAACTTACGTGAAAATTATGTAAGTAAGAAAGTTTTTAATATTGGAGAAACAGTTCAGAATATAAACACAGGATTGATAGGTAGGATCATTAGAAGAGGGACAAGTTATTTAATTTGTGTGACAGAGGATAGAATCATGTTTAAATCGTGGTTGAAAGATGTCAGTGAAGCAGTTGTAAATGGTACAGATCAATCAGGTGTTCCCGCAAGTCAAAGGTTAGTTGGTACCGATGCTCACAGAAAATATGTAGAGACATTAGTTCCTGGTTTTTCTTACGGAAAACAATTCATAAATAAATATAGAAAAAAGAGTAAGTAATTTATCTTCATGGAAAATACTGGTAAACCTTCTGCACCTATGGCAGGTGGTGGAGCGAAAGAGAAAGTTGAGAAACAAGCAAGACAACTCGCTTACGATACTAGATATAAAGTTCGTCAAGCTTTAAAAGCAAAGAGTGGTGGAAAAGCAGATCCAATGGCTGTCAAGAAGGCATATGGGGCACAACTTGCCAAGTCACCTGCACCTCCTGCTGTGAAAACCAGAGCAAAACAGATGTTGATGGGTGAAGATTATGTAGATGTTAGCAAACTTGTTGCCGATACTGCAGCATCAGTAATGTTTAAAGTATTTGTTGAGCATCATAAGAAGGATGCTGATGGTAATGTAATACCACATGAAGACGAAGAGGAAATAACAGAAGAAGAGTCAAAAGAAAAGACATATAAGGTTAGAGTTACTGATAAAGAAAGTGGAAACTCTTATGTAAGAAATGCAACTCGTGCGAAGATTGCTGAGTTACGTAATAATCCAAACATTTCTTCAGTTGAAATGACTGAGTATGGTGAGGTTACTAAATCTGAAAAGTATAAAGGTAAGAAGACTGCCAAAGCAAAAGGTGGTGGTGGATTAGATCCAGTTGGCAAAGAAGATGGTGATGTCAATAACGATGGTAAGAAAGATGGTACTGACAAGTATCTCATGAATCGTCGTAAAGCAATTGGTAAGGCAATGGCAAAGAAAGAAAGTTATTCTTGGAGAGAAGCCTTTGACGGATTAATTGAAAAGAAAGAGGAAGAAGACAAGAAACTTACAGGAAAGGGAGTTAACAACAAAAATTTAATTAAAGTATTTCCTGATGAGGTAAAAGAAGAACATGTTGATGAAGCGATAGGTGCAGTTGCTGGTGGTGCTGCTAAAGTTGCTGGTGGTGCTGCTAAAGTTGCTGCTAAAGGTGCAAAATTTGCAGGAAAAACTGCTGCTTATGTTGGAAAAAAAGCAGGTAATAGAATAGGTAAAGAACTTGTCAAAGCAACATCTGATGTTGATAGTAACACAGATAAAGAAACAGTAGGATTTGATAAAGTGAAAGTAAAACGATATAAAGAAACTCCAGTAAAAGAGGAAGTTGCTGAT